GCTTGGGCATATCGATCAGCAGCAGCATCGTTCCTCTGGCCTTGGCTTCGATTCCAAAGCTATGCCAGAAGACATCAATTCCATTCCCACGCCAGTCACAATCCTCCACCACACTGTCCAGCAATGGGTTGGTGATGGTTCGCATGGGTGGCTTCTTTGAAAGGTAACCGATGAACCTTGAGCAAGCCGGTTGAATAAAGTTCCGATACCACGCCAACTGATTGCGTCTCGCGAACTTCTCTTGGGATTCTCTGGGGTATTTGATGAGGTGTGTGGGTCCAGTAATGGACGCAACGCCAGACTCTGAAGACATCACCAGCGGACTAAATCCACCGCTTCCATTGAGGGCTTCTGAAATGAAGAAAAACTTCTGAAATTCAGCGTCGAGAGAGGTTTGTGAATACTTCGGCTGGATGACATCCATAGTGCGTCCTCTTGGTTGACAACACAACATCTTGTGGTATACAGATGATACTAACACAATATGTAGTGTTTCAGGCGTGAGGCCAAGATGGATATTGAGAGCTTAAAAGGCAAATTGGACGATTCAGAGTTTGAGACTTTGAATGGTTTTGTAAGTGACTTGATCGGGCAGCGCGATGCAGCCAGAAATGAAAGCATCAACGGTCGGAAAACCCTCAAGTCGGAAGTTGAAAACCTCAAGTCGTTAAAGCTGAGAATGTTTGAAAAGCTCGGGATTAGCGACGATGAAGAGCTTGATTCTTTGCCTGAGATGAAAGGTCAGGCGGAAGCAGCCAAGCAGATTGAAGCCAAATTGAAGCGCCTTGAGCGTGATTTGGCTGACAAGGACAAGTCTCTGCAAGACCTTTCGGGTCAATACCGGAAAGAAAAGCAGTCCGCTCTGTTATCGAAAGCCCTGACTGGCTTTGATTGGAGCGAACCGGATGTGGTCGAGAACTACATCTCTTCTCGCTTAACGTGGGAAGAAGATCAGCCGTTTTATACGGCGGACGATGGGAAGTTGGTGGGTCTTGCTGACGGTGTGAAGCTGTTAGCACAGACGAGACCCGGACTTCTCAAAAGCCGAGGGGCGGGAGGCTCTGGCTATGTGGCAACGAGCAGTGGGGCAGTCACAAACCCATTCAGTAAGGAACATTTCAACCTGACTGAACAAGGGAAGCTGCTTCGCGAAAACCCGGCTCTCGCGCAAAGCCTCAAGCAAAGCGCGAAGTCCAACTAAATTAGGAGTTCGCTATGTCAGAAACACGCATTGCAAATGTCATTGTTCCTGAAATTTTTCAGCCTTACGTCATTGAGCGTTCAACTGAACTGAGTGCCTTCTGGCAGTCAGGCATTGTTGCCAATGATCCTCGTGTAATCCCCGGCGCTCGCGCTGGTGGTGAAACCGTCAACATGCCGTTCTGGAATGACCTGACCGGTGACGCAGAAGCGTTGTCAGATCAGAAGTCACTGACCGTCAACAACATCACCACCGCACAGGATGTGTCTGTTGTTCAGGCGCGTGGCAAGGCATTCGGTGCAAACGATCTGGCTTATACCCTTGCTGGCAGTGATCCGATGATGGCTATCGGTGACCTTTTCGCTGGCTGGTGGGCGCGTCAGTTCCAGACTTCACTTCTTTCTGTTGTGAAGGGTGCATTTGCAGCCTCTAACATGACCGGCAATATCCTTGATATTTCTGGCGGTACGGGTTCTGCGGCTGTCATCGACAAGTCAAACTTTGCAGATGCAGCATTCAAGCTGGGTGATGCTGCTGGCTCACTCACCGCAGTAGCTATGCACTCTGCAACTTACGCCAAGCTGTACAAGGATGACCTCATCGACACCCAGAAGGGTGCAGACGGTGCTGCATTTGCCACCTATCAGGGCAAGCGCGTCATCGTGGATGATGGCCTTCCGGTCACCAGCGGCGTTTACACCACCTACCTCTTCGGCCCCGGCGCTATTGCCTACGCTGAAGGCACTCCGAAGACCCCGGTTGAAACGGATCGCAACAGCCTTGCTGGTTACGATGTCCTCATCAATCGTCGTCACTACGTCCTGCATCCGCGTGGCGTCAAGTGGACTGGCTCTGCAATTGTATCGACTGGCGACAGTTCTTCTGGTCACCCGACCAATACCGATCTTCAGACCGGTACGAACTGGACTCGCGTGTACGAGAACAAGGCCATCCGCATGTTGGCGTTCAAGCACAAGCTGGCCTAAGACGATGGGACTCGCATTCTTTGTTGAATCCGAGGAGGAGCAGCAGACCCCTGTTGCTCCTAACCCTGAACCCGCCAAGGCAAAGAGCAAGAAGGCTCAGGCTGATGGCGACAAAGAGGTAACCCCTGATGAATGACGAAAAACTGAATCCTTTTAATGGTATCGGCGGATGCTACGTCTACAACGAATTGGGTGAGCGCATTCCAGAGGGAACCCCTCCGGCTGCACCGCCTGTCGTTGAGGAAGCGGCTGCCGAATGAATCCATCCACGCGAAAGCTACATGAGAGCCTCATTCGATGCTCGAAAGGTCTGATTGCTGCTTGGGAAGCGTGGTTGAAGGAACAGGACACGAAGTAACCTTTTTTTGAATTGATCCTCCGGGTTCGCGGCAAGACCCTCGCAATGAAGCGACACTCTAGCCAAAGGCCACCCCGGTCACTCCGAGGTGCGCTATGGCTCAAAGACTTTATATGCGAAACGCCGTTGTACTCGCAAAGATCGAGACAACGGAAGGCGTTGACGCTTCCCCCACGGGAGGCAGCAATGCCATTCTGGTCAGTGACATGTCTCTGGAACCACTTGCTGGTTCCGAAGTTTCACTGAGTTACATCAAACAGGCATTCGGTGCATCCCCCAGCATCCGCGTTGAGGACTACACCACCTGTTCCTTCACCATCGACGTAGCGGGTTCCGGTGCTGCCGGTACTGCTCCGGCATGGGGTCCGCTGCTTCGTGCTTGCGGTTTTGCTCAGACCCTCACTGCTTCAGCAGTCACGGGTACGGCATCTGCTGGCGCTTCATCCAGCATCACCCTCGCTTCTGGTGCAACCGATGACATGTATGTCGGTGCAACCATCAGCATCACGGGTGGTACGGGTTCCGGTCAGTCACGGGTCATCACGAACTATGTTGCCTCCACCAAGGTTGCAACGGTTCACAAGGCTTGGGACACCGCTCCGGGTGCAACCTCTGTTTACAGCATCAGCGCCAACGCAACCTACACTCCGGTCTCTTCTGGCTTTGAAACCCTGACGATTTACTACAACGTCAACGGTGTCCGCCATAAGCTGACGGGTGCAAAGGGCAGCGTGAGCTTCACGATGTCTGCAAACGAGCGTCCGGCCATGAAGTTTAGCTTCACTGGCGTCTTCAACACCGTTGTGGATGCTTCAGAAGCGACCGCCAACTTCTCAGCGTTTCAGGTTCCGCCGCCCATCACTTCAACCAACACCATTGCATCCATCGCCGGGAAACTGACCGATGGTTCTGCAAGCGGCGTTCAGTTGCAGTCATGGTCTTTGGACATGGCCAATGCCGTCAAGCACCGTCAGCTGGTGGGTTCTGCGGGTGTCATCCTGACCGACCGCGCTCCGGCGGGTTCCGTCTCACTGGAAGCGACCACCGTCGCATTCAAAGACTGGTTCGAGTACGTCCGTACTTCAAGCACCGACCCGATGTTCATCGAGAATGGAACGGTTGCGGGAAATATCGTGAACATCTATGCCCCGAAACTTCAGCTGACTGCTCCGACCTACGCTGACTCTGACGGCATCACGATGTTCAACGCCAACACGCTGGCTCTGCCGGATGTTGGAAACGACGAAGTTCGCATCGTTTCGAAGTAACGCCCAGACAGGCAGACAGATCGCGACCCGAATTGCCGGGCTGTCTACCACGCCCCCTGCCGTGGGCGGTAAAGCAGGGGACTAATTTCAACCACTCAGACAGGTGAATTATGGCATTTGTACTCGCAGCCAAGACCGAAGGTTTCTTTTATCCCATCCAGCTGCCGATCATTTCGGACAGTGGAGCGACTCAGGTGGCTCGTTTTGAATTCAAGTTCAAGCGCGTCTCTCGCTCAAAGCTCAATGAGCTTCAGAAGATGCAAGAAGACCTGAGCAATGGTGAGATCGAGATCGACTCATTGGAGCGCGATACCGACTACATCATGGAGATTGCCGAAGGCTGGAAGCATGTGACCGGAGATGATGGAAAGGAAATCCCATTTACCCGCGCCAACGTGCATCAGCTGCTGGACAACTTCCCAAATGCAGCCGGTGAAATCGTCAAAGCATTCTTTGAGTCAACGCTCGGTGGTGGAGCCAAGCGAAAAAACTGATGGCGGCGGCTGAGTATTGGGCAAAGCCCTCGAAAAGCAGCAGCAAGGACAGCATTCAGGAAGACCTTGCTGCCTTTGGATTGCCGCCGGATGCGTTTGAAGAGGAAGAGTTGGAAACGGATTTCCAAGTCTTTCCTGAGTGCTGGGACACATTGCTGGTCTTTCTTTCGAGTCAGACCCAATGGCGCAAGGAGATTCCAGCCATGTCAGGGCAGATGCTTTGGCATGGATTTGATTACCAAGGGATTGCGGTAGTCATCAAGATGCGCGGGTTCTCAGGAAAGAGAGCCAGTGAGATTTTTGAAGGGATTCAAGTGATGGAAAGTGCGGCTCTGCCGATTTTGAACAAACCGAGTAAGTAGCTTATGGCTGACCTTCAACTTGGCATTAAGATTTCGGCAGACGGCAAAGGCGCAAAAGCAGAAATCACC